CGTGGCAGAAGAATTGCGTAACTTGGCCAAAGAACTGGGTGTGTTGCTGGTAACAGCCAGTCAGTTGAACAGATCGGCTGTGGAAGAAGTGGAATTTGATCATAGTCACATTGCTGGTGGTATTTCAAAGATCAACACAGCAGACAATGTGTTTGGTATCTTTACCAGCAGACAAATGCGTGAGCGTGGTCGCTATCAAATTCAATGCATGAAGTCGCGTAGCAGTACCGGAGTTGGACAAAAGATTGATCTTGAATACAACATTGAAACCATGCGTATCACAGACCCGGGACTGGATGCCAATGACTCGGGAGGTCCGGCCAAAGTGTCCAGCATCATGAGTCAGATCAAAAGCAAGGTCACAGAGTCCGCTGACGAAAACAAATTTGAGCGTGCCACTGGAACTCCAGCATGGGAACAAGCCCCAAAGGCTACGGGAGAAGTCAACAGCAACAGACTCAAAAGCATGTTGGCAGGACTTAAGAAAGCAGAATGACCAATATACATTGCCCCATGATTCATGGCGGCCTACAGATAAATTTAAAAGCACCCAACAATCGGGTATATGTAAATCAATGTTGTCTTCGTAAGAAAACCACCGAAGCCAAAGACAATATTTGGGCTGATCCATTTTTTGATCAACTAAGACACAAAAACAAACAGAATATTTGGGACGATGCCTGCTGGACCTGTCGGACCAATGAAAATTCGGGACAGCCCAGCTTGCGTACCGGAATGTTGGACGCATTCGGACCTCGAACCAACTTGTCCGGACCAGTACGATTGGATCTCATGTTTGACATTGGATGTAATTTGGCATGTCGTACCTGCGGCCCGTCAGTGAGTACTTTTTGGCAACGACATCTCAAGGAACATCACATACCGTTCGTGGGCACACACCCCGCAAGTCGTGCCAACGACATGATCAAAATTTTGCATACCCTGGATCTCAGCAATTTGGAGATGGTTGTGTTCTGTGGCGGAGAAACACTATTGGGCACAGGGTATTGGCAAGTGGCCGAAGAAATTGCCAGAATAGCGCCCGCTGACAAAATAACAATGTGTTTTCAAACCAATGGCACACAAACCATAAACCCCAAACACTACAGCATTATTGAAAAATTCAATCTGGTCAAACTGCACATCAGTTTGGATGGGGTGGGTGACAGATATAACTATCTACGCTGGCCAGCAGATTGGCACCAAGTGGTAGCCAATATACAACAGTTAAAACAGACCTTGCCAGTCAATGTGATGTTTTTGATTGAAGAAACAGTAAGTATTTTTAATCTGTATTATCAACAGGAGTTGAGCCTGTGGGTACAACAGCATTTTGACAGCAACCGCTTGGGGGACACGGTCACGCACACACGACATCTAGCCGAAGGTATATTTGGCCTACATAACCTGAGTGCTGAATACATCAATGCACTTGACGACGAACTTAAAAGAATATTAAATCCAAATTTTAAAGGGACCGACCGTGGTATAGAACTCATGTTGGAAGAAATACACAAATTTGATCAGATTAGGCAGCAAAACTGGGCCCAGATATTTCCCGAAGTTGCTGAATTCTACAGCAAATATTGCGTATCGGGCAGGTAGTTTTCACACCGCAAACTGCAATACTCATAATTTAAACAACAACTAAATATACTAAATTGGAGCAAATCTTGCGTAAACACACACGAAGTATTCTGGAAGAACTAACCAGCATTAGTGTACAACGAGATAAGGAAAGCCTTATTGAAAGTCGTGCCAACAATGTGATCACCAGTGCAATAAATCTTGTGAAGTACATCAAGGAAAATTATGATGCTGACACAGCTGATGAACTTGAGCGCAGATTACTAAACAGTATACGCAGTCAAGATCCTGCAAAATTCACCCGCAAGGTTCGTGGACTCAGAGAAGCTGCCAAGAACAATAGAGACCCAGTATGAAACCCAGTATTATTCTAGAACAACGATTACAAGAAAACAAAATGTATGCCCGCCTAGTAGAAGGCATGGATGCCAAAACAGTGGGCCACATGCAGAAGGTGCGCGAAAACTTTACTTTGCCCTTCATTGCCAACATCAATGATATCAATATCTTGTCTGAAGCGGCCATGACTGCTCAGCAGATTCAAAACGCATTTGGATCCGCAGAGAAAATCGCCACATCCGGTGGAGACAATCGTAGCATGTTGGGCAAGGGTGCTGATGCCGCTGGTGCAGTTGGCGCAGGCGCTGTTGATCTAGCCAAAAAAGGCGCCGCTGGTGTTAAAGAACTTGCAGATAAACTGTTGGCACAAAACAAAGAAAAACTCATTGCCAGTTTGCCGCCAGCTGATGCAGGCCCTGTGGAAGGTTTTGAGCAAAAAGCACAAGAACAAATAGCACAGATACAAGACCCCAAAGCCAAGCAAAGTCTCATGGACCTGGTAAAGCAGGCCGCAAAGAATCCTGTGGTACAAACCATGGTGTTGGCCGCTGTGGGCGGCATTGCCACTGCTGTGGCCGGTCCTGCCATTGCTGGACTAGGATTGGGCATGGCCGCAACTGGTGCGTTGACTGGTACCGTGGTGGGTGGATTGACTGGCGCTGTTAGAGGACTCATGCAAGGCCAAGGCCTAAAAGGTGCGCTGAAGCAAGGTGCCATGGGTGCCGGACTAGGTGCCGCTGGTGGTGGCATAGCTGGAGCTGTGGCACAAGGTGCTCAAGCCTACATGCAGAGCAAGAATCAACCGCAGTTGCCGGCCGCTGATGCCGAAGCCAATCGTGCCGCTGATGAAAATGCTGCCGCGCAATGGGCCGCTGGCACTCCTGAAGAACGAGCACAGATTGAACAGACCACAGGTATGACACCTCAGCAGTTGCAGAGCAAGATTCCTGATGAATTTGATTCGGGACCGGGTGCAGGTTGGGGCGGTCCAGCCCCTGCTGCCAACCCACCCACAAGCAAAGTCAGCACAGTACAATCAACACCGGACGCAGAAAACTTCGATGGAACTGCAACAGCACAACAACAACAAGATGCAAGTGATGCCGTATACCAACAGGCCAAAGCGGCAGGTGCCACTGGATCTACTACAACTCAACAGTTCTCTGGACCAGATGCGGTAAGAGAGCCGTTACGAATTCGTCCCAATTTGGACCAATGGCGTGCCGATAATGCGGCCGCTAAAACAATAACTCAGAGCCGCGTCAACACCGGTACTCCTGTTATTGAATACATCGACCGAGAACTGACTGCTCGCATGTGGATACTGCATGAATCAGTGGGCAAGCCACGCGGTGGCGTTCACTTGACCGAAGCTGGCATTGGTGACATGTTTAAGAAAGCCGGCAATTGGTTAAAGACCAAGGCCAGTAATATGACCAACAAGGTCACAGCAGACAAACTACAGCAGGCTTGGAAAAAAGCCGGCAATCCTACAGATTCTGGACAAGTTGCTGGCATCATGGTCGGTGCCGGGGTACCACAGGAAACTGTAGATCAGATATTCCAGAACTTGGGACTACCCACAGGTGCCAGCACAGTGACAGCGGCACCGGCAAAAGCACCTGGGCAAGGTTTATTAGGCAAGGCCGCTGGAGCCATTGGTGGCGCCATTGGCGGAGTCAAAGGTGCCATTGCCGGAACCAAAGATGCATTTGCCAAAGGCCAAGAAACCGGCTTTGATTCAGCTCGTACCAGTCAAGCTGGAGATGCAGTTGGTGCCACAGGCGAAGCCAATCCTTATGCAAAACAATCGGCACAGCCGGGCCAAGACGCACAGACTCCTGGCGCACCACAGGGACAACAACCTAGTTATGGCCAAGGGGCGGCACCACAGGCATACGGAGTAGCACCCCGTTCAACAACAGCTCAAGCATCAACAGCCCAGGGACAAGCACCTGCCACAGCACAAGGTACCACCGACACCGGTAATGATGTTGACGCATTTGGCGCAGTAAAAAGCGGCAGCGATGCTGTTGGATCTGCACTTACCAAAGCTGGTAACACAGTTGGAGACACTGTCAACGACTTAAACAGAGCTGTACAGTCCGGCAAGGGCATGGGTGCCAGTGGACAAAGTCTAGTACGCGGTCCTTATGCGCCCGGAGGTGAAGGCGCCGGCAAAGACTCGGTAAAGATCAAAGACGAATACGGCCAAGAACATGCCTACAAAAAAGTTGGGCAAAAATGGTACGATGCAGAAAACAAAGAAGTACCATCTGCCATAGCGGCCATGTTGAACAAACAAGCCGATCAGCAAGCCGCACTGGCCCAGGGCAAAAAAGCCGCAACCCTGGCAGGACCACAAGGTGAAATACCAGGTGCTAAACCACCTGCACCGGCCAAAGCGGAACCAATATCAGTTGGTGGCCAGAAACTAGATCCCAAAGATCCGGCCAGTGCCAAGATAATTGCACAAGTACAACAAGCCCAGGGCGGCGCACAACAAGCAGGTGCAACACCACCGACAACAGCACAACAACCCGGTGCCGCACCTCCAGCACAAACACCTGCCGCACTAGACCCACGCGATCTAAACAAAGATGGCACAGTGGATGCAACAGAAAAATCTATTGCTAGAAACAAGGCTAAAACAGGAGCTCAACAGCCAGGTGCCGCACCCCCGGCACAAACTCCTACTACAGCCGCAACATCGCCTGCCGCAACTACAGCGCCAGCTGGACAGAGCCCAGAAGAAATTCGCAAGGCCAAACAGGCCGCTGCCGCACAAACAGCACAGGCACAAATGGCCGGTTCGGCACAGCAGGCTCAAACAGCCACCAACGATGTTATGGCAAGAATGACCAAACAACTTGCGCCTGCTACAACTGCCACGCCAAACTTTGGCAAACAGATGACTGGATATAGCAAGACCACAATCAATGCGCCCACAGGTGTTCCTGCTGTAGCCAAACCTACAGTACCTGCCACTACCAATGCCACCACACAACCTGTAGAACCACAAGGTACCACATTGGATTTGGATCAGTTCAAGAAAGATCAAGCCGCTAAAAACGCACAACAAACTGCTCCAGCAGTACCAGGGTTTATGCAAACCAAACTAAACGGTGGCGGTGTAAAACAACTGCAAACAGCCGGCATTGACTTTAGTGCCGCCCTGTTACGCAAAATGAAACAACGAGTATGATGCACATTTACGAAGGCGGCAATATCTTTGGTGACGGAGATATTGCTCAGGAATATGTCAAAGGTGTGGTACAAACTGTACAACGCTCTTTACCTTCGGGCATTCGTGCCATACCTGACATTGGATCAGCTGGCTACAAAACTGCCAGTGGCGACATGGATCTGTTCATTGATGCTGGCGCCTTGATGCAAAAGTTTCAAGTGGCCGATGACAAGGCCGCCAAGCAAGCACTAGAACAGTATATGCAGGCCAAAGGTTACAAAACCAAGATATCTGGTCGTAATGTACACATAGAAGTTCCTTACAAGACTCCCGAAGGCACACGCTCAGTGCAGGTGGATCTAATGGTCATTGCCGATGCCGACATTGTTGCACCGTATCACCAGCATGGTCCCAGGGGCATGTACGATCAACCCGGCTTCAAAGGCGCACATAACTTTATCTTAATGAACAGCATTGCCAAACACCTGGGACTGAAATTTGACGCATTTGGCGGCAAGCTGATGCGCCGTGATGATAATGCTGTTGTTGGTCGTACCCGAGATGAAGTTGCTAAGATTCTATTAGGATCCACTGCCACTGCTGATGACTTAAACTCGGTTTCCAGTATGGTTGCCGCACTGCGGAACGATCCAGACCGAGACAGCAAGTTGGCACAAGCCCGTCAAGATGCGGCCAAAGGTATTATCACAATGCCAGAATCTGTACACGAAGGTTCTGCACAATGGTTTAGAAAGTACACTGGTATACTATGAAACTAGATTTTCTAGATTACATCTTCGAGGCCGGCGAAGGCCCGCGTATTCCGCACCCCGAAGACAGTATCTTTGCCGGCAGTGCGGCCGCTGCCAAGATGGTCAGCGCCTTGAAGGAAATCATTGCCCGGCCCGGTGCAGGCAGCATCAAGTGGGATGGCGGTATTGCCCTGTACTTTGGTTATGATCCCACTGGCAAATTCTTCATCAACGACAAATACATGCCCGAAGGATTCTATGCTCACAGTCCTGCAGACTGGCAACGGTATGATACAGAAATGAAAAAGTCCAAGGTTGCTAGAACTGATCTGTACCCACAGCTGGCAGCGATCTGGCAAGGCATGCAAGCATCTGTGACTGAGAAGTCGGTGTTCAAGGGCGACTTGATGTGGACCGGAGAATTACAGCCAGTCGAAGGCAAGTTTGTGTTTAAACCAACCACAGTGGAATATCGTGTACCGGTTGACAGCTCATTGGGTCGACTGATTGCAGGTAAAGCTGGAGGTATTGTTGTGCATCAAAAAGATGGCGCACCATGGGATGGCAAGTCAGGATTGGTCAATGCTGGCAACGTGGCCATATTGACACCCACAGCAGGCATCACATTCTCACTGAAGAATCCTGTTAGACTGGTTGCAGATGCAGAAAAAGCAGTGGCCCAGAGTGGTCCGTTGGCTGATAAATTTTTAGCCGGACTAGATGGTGTGGCTAGAGAAGCAATCAAAACCTACATGAACAAAAAAATAACCAAGCAAACTCAGGAAGATCTTCCTGAGTGGCTAATGAACTACAAAATCAGTGCCAAACAAAAGAAAGCACTAGTAGGCGATAATCAAGGCGGGTATTTGTACAGAGACGGTCGTGGATTGACTGCTTTGTTTGCTGTTTGGAACGCTATTTACCGCCTCAAGGACAATCTAGCTCAGCAGTTAGAGCCACAGGTCAAAGGCTTTGAGCAGTGGACCGGTGGGCAACAAGCTGGCGAGGGCTTTGTATTTCCCACTAGTCAGGGCTTGATCAAGCTGGTAAATCGTGCCGGCTTTGGTGCGGCTCACTTCAACAAGTAACTGACAGTTTTTTTATCTAAATGATAAATATTTACATGAGGCGTAAGCCCGTATAATTTAAAAGGAAAATAAAATGGCAACATTTACAAGAGCAAACGGCGGCGCATTAGCCGGTGAATTCGTAGGACGCGACCTTAAGTGGGTAAAATGCACATCAACCAGCATTGAAACAAGCCCTAGTGCCGCAGACAGCGACTTTGAAAAAGTAGTTCGTATTTTGCAAAAATACAGCACAGTTACAATCGTTGGTACTCCAGCTTCTAGCAACGCCATGTTCGTTGTTGAAGGTCTTCCAGCTACAGTAGCTGACAACTCAGCAGACCAAAGCGGTGGTACAGCTATTGTTAACCAATTGAATGCAGATGCAAACGTATCGTTGGGTTCCGCCGCCGTACGTTTCACTGTGTACGGTGGTCTAAGTGGCAACACATTCGCTTAATTCTTAATTAAGTTGAAGAAAAGAGCACAGTTTCGACTGTGCTTTTTTTATGGCCATAAGTATTAGCATGAGCAACTTAGAATACTTTACATTGATTACACTGGTGGATATTACTCGCACTGGTATAACTCGAAACTATGCAGGCGAAGAACATCTTCGCGATCAACAACGCAACTGGGAAACAGTATTACAGGTGCTGGGCATAAGAGCTCAACCCACTGTGGTTGATGGTCCTATAACAGACACAGTCGAAGAGTTTGTTGTTAAAAATTTGTTTGGCGACATGTATTCAGGAGAACAGCGTATATGGGCTGTGGGGTTCAGCATTGAACACCGAGATGTTTATAAAAAAGATGACAATCAATTGGCACTGCTAGAAGAGGACTTCAATCAAGTTCCGGTGATAACAGGCCTGGATGAAACAGCCCGATTCATACTGCCCATTTTTTACAGTCACGGTGCCATCAAGAACATTGCATTCAAGTCCGGCTCATTGAGATAAACATTACTTGTATAATTTTAGTACAAACACTAAATACTAAACTGATGCTACGGCACCATCAAGGCTCACAATTACGGCTTACTTTAGGCACAAAGAAAACGCATCGCTCATTTTGAAAGCGAGTTTAGGGTATGGCTGTGGAAATTGAAAAGAAAAGTCTTGAGGCGCACGTGGAACTTTGCGCTGAAAGGTATGACCAATTGGACAAAAGATTGGAAGGGTTGGAATCACGAATGGAGAAAATCGAAGGTCATGTCGTTGACATCAAAGAAGCCATCGAAAAATCCAACAACGGCCAAAACAAACAATTGATAGCCATTGGCACCACCATCATTGGTGTGTTGATCACTGCCATTGTTGCCTTGGTCATACATCTAGCACAAAAATGAAAATAGTAGAAATTGCCGGCGGCAAACTACAGCTTCCAATCACAAACGAAGAAGCAGAAGTGTTAGAAAAATTCAAAACTAACTCTAGCATTGTGCGCCGCGATCTCACTGAACGCGAAGTATACATAGCCAATCAACTAGTCAACAAAGATATACTAATTCGAAAAAACACAGATGGCAAAATCACCTACAGCAAAAAAATCTAAAATCAAGCGCCAAGCAGTTAAGCAAGTCAAAGCCGAAATGATAGAAACTGCGGCCAATTTGGCCAGTATGTATGTCAAGGATTGGGCAAAAACTGAAGTTAATCGGTTAATTTTTGAAAAATCTTCCCCCGTACTTGTGCCCATCAAAAACGGCCTGCAAGTTAATCTATACAAGGTAATATCGCAGGGCAACAACTATTGGTCGGTACTGAATAGATTCAACGAAAGCATAGCAAAGTTCACCAACAAAAAAAGTGCTGTTCTTTACAGTATCTTGGTACAACAGCAAAAATACAGCACAGCAGATTCGATACTGCAGGCAGATCAAGTGCTAAGTAAGTTAGAGTCGGACTTTTTACACTATTCGCACAGTATGCATCAAGCCAGTCAGCGTAAAAACTACGAGGCCATGGATATCATGGCAGCCAGGTACTATGACACAAAACTTCGCTTGGATGAAGCTCGATTTGAATTGGAGAAAACTTTAAGAATGAATAAATACTTAAAAGTTTGGGAAACTGGAAAACCACTATGAAACTAAATGATTTAGGCTACAAGCCAACACCACAGAAGATAAACAAAGTTACAGAAAGCCGCTTTGGCTTCAAAATTGACTTTGACAACATGACCTTTAAAAAGGCCTACACACTGGCCACTGGTATCACAGAGGGACTAGAAACAATCAAGCGTACACATGGTATTCATGTTGCTGAGAAGAATCCTCAGTACATGGAAATGATCATGGTCCGCGAAGGCATCCACAGCTGGATGGCTGAGAACAAGCGTCACTTCATTGTTGAAAGTGAAATGGCCAAGTCAGAAGCAATTTTAGCCGCCAAGAGCATGGTTGATGAAATCCAAGACATGTTGGAAAAAATCAGCAAGATGCAGAACGAGCAAATGCCTGCATTATTGGACACCATCCGTGACCAAATCAGTTCAGAGAAGGCCAACGGCTTCAAGAACGCAGTTAGCCCGATCCTACAAGATCTAGCACAGACATTACAACAAGGCCGTGAGTCAGCTGATTCAGCCGCTCGTGTATTGGCCGGTGAACAAGAAGCTGGCACAGACATGGGCATGGGCGGTGGTATGCCTGGTGCGCCAGAAGGTGGACTACCTGGTGCTGATGCTATGCCCGGTGAACCTGCTCCTGAAGGTGATGCATTTGCAGCCACTGATGCGGCTGCTGGCGGCGAAGCAGAATTGGGCAGAGAGCGCAGATAATGCGCCTAAACGAATTTGTTTACGACGAAGATATCATCGAAGATGAGGCAGATGCCCGCGGTGATGGAGACCTGCTGACCACTTTATCTTTTTTAAGAAATCAAAGTGCCGGCAAGCATCTGGTACCTCGTGTTCGTGTTGACAGTTTGATCAACATGATCAACATGCATAGTGATACCGAATCATTTAGTAATTCCGATTTGATGAACGCTTTTAAAACCAATGAAGTGGTTAAGAACTTAATTGCCGATATCAAAGACGATGAGAAAACCGGAATCAAATATGTGTATCTAACACCCATAGATGGATCAGCTGATCTCGAAGGATCCACAGGCGATACCGAAGCAGTCAAATCTGACCCAGAAAAAGTCGTCGCCAATATGGCTAACAAAGCCATTGCAAATCGTAGTTAATTCCTGTATAATGTAAATAACTGTATAAGACAGTCAACACTTCTGCCCTCTGCGGCGTTGTATATGTACAGTCTTAAAGGAGATGGTTATGAAACAAATTTTAGCATTGGCATTGGTATTGGTCAGTGCGTCAGCAATGGCACAACCAGGTTTTAGATATCAACATCATCATGGGTACTATCCAGGATACAATTACGGTTGGGTCGCTCCCACCATCATTGGTGGTGTAATTGGGTATGAAATTGCCCGCAACCAACCGCCGGTGATTGTGCAACAACCGGTTATAGTACAGCAGACTCCTGTACTCCCTGCTACAGTGTACTACGGACAAACACAAACATGCACAGTATGGACTGAAGTACAACAGCCCGATGGCACCATCACAAGAACAAGGACCTGCTCACAATGAAACTACGCAAACTAAGAAAAAAGATGTATCAGGCCATATTTGCACATGACACGGCCAAAGAGAAAAAGGCATGGTTTAAGATACTTCGTAAATCCGCCAAGCACAAACACACAGAGGATGTACAATAATGGCCTACTCAAGCAAAGTGATTGATCACTACGAAAACCCACGCAATGTGGGCAAGTTTGACATCGACGAAACAATTGGCACCGGAATGGTTGGTGCTCCGGCCTGTGGTGATGTGATGAAAC